ATTTACCAGCAATACCAAATATTACGTTTGGTTGTAATGTAAATGGAGGCTACCCAGAAGGCAGTTCGGCTTCCAACTCCACGACCCCCACGGTAAGTGGTGGTGTTTTCCCAGATTCTTATCCGATGTCCAATTGGAACGTCACTCAAGACGTCAATTTTTACCCAACTGACCCTCCATTATATAGTTATAGCAACGGCACTGGAGTAGTAGCACCAGTGGCTCTCCAGAGCAACCCCCTTGGTGGTTTTGATGTTGAAACACTCCAGATTACGTATATTATAAAATCAGAATACGTCCCTTTTTAATAGTGGTATATAGTATAAATGGCTTCAGCATCAGTTTCTGGATTTAAACAATACCCACTGCCCGTAGGAGTAATAATACCGTTCGCTGGTCTCGTAAAGCCCGCTGGGTATTTACTTTGCGACGGTAGTGCTTACTTACAATCAGACTATCCCGAGTTATTTAGAGTATTAGATGGAATCGGATACGGACAAAACGCAACTCAATTTAATACTCCCTCCCTTGTAGGTAGCTTCATACAAGGAACACTCGTAAATAGTGCGTCGGCATTCCCCGCCAGTGGTGGAGGAGACACCGTCACATTTCAGCTTGTAGAAGATAATATGCCCGATTTTGTTCCGAATACTCTAACCAATTTCACCCCAACGTCCTTTAGCACAAGTATCCCGTCCAGCGGTTTAATTACGAATAACAGCGGTCTCTACGGCCAATCTGGAGGTTCTCCAACAGAGACTTTTTTACAAGAGAATCAAACAAACCACCCCCTTGGCTCCATATCAATAAATATAACCAGTCCTGTAGCGTCTTACACTGGAACTGGCTTGTCTCAGTCGGTCCCACTTACGGCCGTAGTGCCGAGTAGTTATACACTGGGGTATTATATCAGAGCAACGTATTAAAAAATCTACGAATATAATATAAGATGTCGCAGTTCAATATCCAACGAAATGATGTAAATCCAGACCAGATATATTTTGACCTAACGGTGACCAACTTCCAATCTACAACCCAGAGACCACAGCCGTTTTACTATAATGAACAGCGAACCCTACCCTTTGTAAGTGTCCCAGAAGATTATTACCTCAGTATTCTGAGATTTACCGTAGAGACTGGGTCTTTACCTCTATTTATCCCGAGTATCCAACCCGCATCGCAACAAGCACCCAATCCAGTAGATGCGGACCTAACTATCTACTCGGTTACTTTAGACTATACAGACCCCGCAACTAATATAACCTACGTAGCCCAGAGTTTTATCCAGTGGGTTCCCCAAGACCTTGGAGTTCCAACCCAGACGACTCTTGGAGCGAACGGTATTCAAGTAAATGATGGAGGATACTATAATTGCTATTCTTACAATTTCTGGTGCTACTTGGTATGGGTGGCTTTCCAAAGGGCATTCGGTTCTGGTGGTCAAGTTCCTTACGGTAATCCCAATTTGTCGTTGTCCCAGCAACTTACTAACGCTGGTGTAGTAAATCCTGCCCAGTATTCTCCATTTTTTGTCTGGGATTCTACGAGCAATACAGCAAATCTAACAGCTGAGCTTCCTTATACTATAAATCAGCCTCCTGGAACAAACGCTATAAAAATGTATTTTAATGCTCCGACGTTCAACCTGTTCAACTCCTTCGTAGCCAGATATTTAGGATATCAAGGAATAACCAGTGGCCGACAATACCAATTGGAGCTTACAAACACTGGAGGTCTTAACTTAACCACCCTAACGGTCCCGAATACATCTCCAGCGGTGACTTGGGAAGGCTTCTATATGAGCCAAGAATATCCTACAATAGAGAATTGGTCGCCGATTTTGGCTTTAGTTTTCGTATCTAACACACTTCCTATCCAACCCAACAACGTTTCAACCCCAGTGGTCTATAACAACAACGAACAGATAGTTTTAGGAGGAAATAACGCCGATACGGCAAATATAGTGACGGATTTGGTTTCTGATACTGGAAACTACCGACCCGCCCTCGTATATTTACCCCAAGCCCAATACAGATACGTCACGCTTTACGGAAATCGCCCACTTTATAATTTGGATTTGAGTATTTTTTATAGAACCAAGACTGGCCAACTAATTCCATTTACCCTGAATAGTGGAAGTGCCGTCACCGTAAAGTTTGCCTTTATCAAAAAGACATCTTTGGGAATAGCAAAATAAGGACCCAGCCAATTTTATTTTATAATTATATAATATAAAATGAGTGACTTCAGAACTGTTTTAGTAAAAGACTCCGTCATCGGCGACATTACCTCCGACCTTGACTTTGCCGTAATGTCTGGAGCTTCCCAGACAACCTACCAGAGATTCCCTTCCACGTCGGCTTCCAACTCGGCCCTTATCTTTAACGTCCAAGTTCCTTCCGAAAACGTCGTAATTGATAGAGCGGTGATGATTACCACTGGCTTGACCTTTACCATCTACGCTGGTGCCTTAGTTATTCCCCCAGCCCCAGCCCCCAATCCCCAAGTCCCCATTGGTCTGTCGGTGTTTAACTACGGTTTGACCGATGCTCTCCAAGCATTCCCCCTCAACTCTCTATTTACCACTGCTACTGCCCAGATTAATAACACAACCGTCACAATGAATACCCAAGATGTATTGCCTTCCCTTTTGAGAATGACCGATAGTAGAGAGCTTTACAGATACAATAGTATGACGCCCAGTCTTCCTGACCAAGCCTACGGAGCTTATTCCTCTGGTGTCGGAGCCTTCAACAATCCTTTAGCGGGTTATTCCAACGCATCATACGATATTGACCAAGTTCCCAGAGGTGCTTACCCCGCAAATGTCCAAGTCCGCCACTTTATTGCTGGTGTTTATACTGATGCCTCCCCCATCTCCACTGCCCTCTCCGATACTTGGGAGATTGTTGTCTCTACCATCGTCACGGAGCCCCTTATCTTGTCGCCCTTCATCTTCGGAGAGCCCGAGTTCAACAAACAAGGCTTTTTAGGCATTAACAATATGAGTTTGACTTTGAATATTGATGCTACTTGTAAGCGTCTCTTCTCTACTTCTAATAGCTACATTACCAATATCCAGCTCGGTAGATTGTCTGCCCCTGCTCCTGGCGACCCCGCCTTGAACCCCAACGGTTTCACCGTCGCTGGTTCTATCGGAATCCAAGCTTTAGCTTCGGCTCCTGCTCTCCTCTTCAAGTTCCTCTCAACCCAGCCTTCTGACCTTATACAAACAAAATCGGTCGTCCCCTTCACTGATTTCCCTCGGTATTTAACCAGTTCAGCAAATACTTCAGCGATTACGACTCTTGCTTCTGGAAGTTTAACCAGTAGCAATTTACAGATTAATCAAATCCCCGACTTGTTCATTATCAACGTTCGTATCCCGATGTCTCAGCAGAAATGGTATAACACTTCGTCATTTTTGGCCATTACCAACATCAGTATCAACTTGAATAACCAGTCTGGTCTGTTGTCGTCAGCGTCTCAGTATGACCTCTGGAGAATGTCTATCCGAAACGGCTCAACCCAGTCTTGGCCAGAGTTTAGCGGACAAGCCTCTACTCAAAACGCTGGAACGGGTGGTGGAACCTTGGTTGCTACAACTGGTTCGTTGTTGGTTATTAACCCTGCTTACGATTTATCTCTCCCTGACTATATCTCCAGTGGTTCTCTCGGAAATTACAATTTCCAGTTCCAGTGCGGAGTTATTAACCAGTTTGGTTTCACCATTACCCCCGAGGTTATTGTTATTTGCGTAAATAGTGGTATTTTCGTCACCCAGTCTGGTGTTTCCAGTGTCTATACTGGTATCCTTACCAAGGAGATGGTCTTGGCTTCCAAATCTGGCGACCAAGCGTCTGCGATGACTTCTTCCGAAGTTGCGAGAATGGTTGGCGGTCAGATGATGAACAGAGCCTTGACTGCTGTTAGAGGAATGCGTAGAATCCACAATGCGATGGGTGCTGGTGCCCGCTCTGGTGGAATGGCCCCCTCTGGTGGAATGGCCCCTTCTGGTGGTCGTCTCTCAAAACACTATTAAATTAAGTTCAATATAGGAAAATCCTAACCGTTTAGATATATTATTATATTCGTAATATATATAAAATGCCTCAAGCAAACATTACCTACGATGTCCCTTACAACAAGATGTTAGTGGCTACTTTAAGAGAGATGGACGAAAAGCACTGGCGTAAAGCTGGTGATGCTTACGCTCCCACGATGTTTAGCGAAAAACTCGGCAATTTCCACGGAGCTAAGATTGGTGGTGGAAGCCACGCTGGTCAGCAATACGTTCATTCTGGAAATGGAGTTGGTTATCCCCCGATTTCCCTCAACGCTGGAATGGGTGTTTCGTCTGGTGGCCAATTGTCTGGTATAGATGGAGCTGTAGGCGGTAAATACTCCGTTGATAAGTTCGTAAAAGACTTTGGTAAAATTGGAAAGCTAATTAAGCCTGTTGCTAAGCCGTTAGTGAAGGCCTTAACCGATAAGGCTCTCGGAAAGATAGTCGGCCTTGGAAAGTCTGGAGGCAAATATTCCGTTGATAAGTTCGCAAAAGATTTCGGCAAGATTGGAAAGCTGATTAAGCCAGTTGCTAAGCCGATATTGAAGGCCTTAACCGATAAAGCAGTCGGAAAGTTGGTTGGATTCGGAGACCTGATGTGCGGTTGCGGTGCCCCAGCCCCCAAGAAGAAGATGGACGTTGTTGATTTCTTGAAACCTTTAGGAGCGAAGAAGTCGCATTCTATTAACCGTCTTCACGAATTGATTGCCCCTTACAGAATGGAAGGCGGTAAATACTCAGTTGATAAGTTCGTTAGAGATTTCGGCAAGATTGGAAAGCTGATTAAGCCAGTTGCTAAGCCGATATTGAAGGCCTTAACCAATAAGGCTGTAGGAAAGATAACTGGAATGGGCACTGATTCTGACGAGATTGAGTTGGTCCGCCCCGTTGGTGGTAAGAAAGGCAAATACTCCGTTGATAAGTTCGTCAAGGACTTTAATAAAATCGGAAAGCTGGTAAAGCCCGTTGCTAAACCCATTATAAGAGCCCTCACAGACAAAGCTGTCGGAAAGATAACTGGTTTAGGGGGAAGAGCCAAGCGAGCTGAGATAGTGAAGAAAGTGATGGCTGAGCGAGGTGTTAAGATGATTGAAGCCTCCAAGATTGTAAAAGCGGAGGGCCTCTATTAAATAAAAAATATATATAATATATAAATGCCGTTGTTAAGAGACCCAGATGGAGTATTGAATGATTTAAATAGAGCGAAGGCGAAGATAAACAAGAACAACAAGCGAAACGTAAAAGGGTCAGAAACAGCTGTAATAAGCGGTTCAACCAAGGAAACGACCGAATTGTTTGAGGCTCTTGTAAAAAAACTCGTTGATTTAAGAGTAGCTATATACGAAGTAAGCACGACACTGGATTTAGTAGTCTTGCCCGAAGAAGGAGTAAAAGAAGACAAGAAGAAGGAGAAGGAAAGGATAGATAGGACAACAGTAGCCGATATATTTTTAAAAGAAACCTCGGCCTTGATTCGTCAGACAACCGATTTAGACCAATTTACGACCCGAAAACTCAAAAATAATCTGAACCAATTTAGCCCAGACCAATTCGCCGAGATAGACAGTGTTTTTAGCCAAATCAGTGATAACTGGGCAGTATTTCAAATCGGAATTGGCGAAGCTCAACAGAGTAAAAAAGTGTATCTCCAACTAATAGGAGACAAAATCTCAGAGCTGGTAGAAGAATGGGAACCCGTATTTGTAAATTGGCTTGAAAAGTTTGATAACCTCTCAAAAGCTTACGGCAAAGGCGGTTCAGACCCAGAAAGAGATGTTAGCGATTTTTTAGGGGAGGAGTGGGAGGGTGCTGGTTTCGGTTTCCGACCTTCGCACTACGAGCCTACTTATAAAATAGGCGACCAAAAGACGTATGGCCCTCGTAGGTATCTTTAGATAAACAGCTTTTATTATATACAATATATATAATGAAAGAAGGCGGTAAATTGAGTATAGGCGACTTAAAAGGATTATTGAACCAATCATACGAAAGCAAAAAACCGAAGAATTATCTTGATTTTGAAGTGGATAAGGACTTGTCTGGCGAACGAGTCCAAGTATATAGAAATCCCAAGACTGGACAAGTAGTAGTATCCCACCGAGGCACGCAAGGAATCCACGATATTGGAAATGACCTCAAATACGCACTCGGAATGGACTTGTCTAACACGAAGCGATTTAAACACGCAGAGGACGTTCAACGCAGAGCAGAAGCCAAATACGGAAAAGAGAATATAACAACGATAGGCCATTCTCTTGGGTCAAAAATAGCCCGAGATGTCGGAAAGGACACCAAAGAAGTAATCCAAGCGAACCCAGCTTACAATATCCCAGATTCCAAGAAAAAGACAAAAGAGAATACGCACACCATTCGCACTCAGTATGACCCCGTCAGTTTCTTACAGCCCAGAAAAACAAAGAACGTCACCACGATAGAAAGCACGACAAAGAATCCGCTCAAAGAACACGGTGTAGATTCGTTGGGAAGAGCCGACCCAGACCAAGAAATAGGTGGAGCTTCTCAGCTCCAGAAAGGATTGGCCTCAAATATGAGAGACTATTTTCCCGATGGTTCAGACCAAAAAAGGGCATTTAATAGTATAATACATTCTGGAGAGCCAAAACCAACCCCATCAATGTTTTCGGATATAACAAACTCTTACGACCCGAATGTAGATAGGGTAATAGAAGCTTATTACGAGGATTACTTATACAATTGGTATGCCGAGAATGGATACTTGGGGACAGCCAACGAAGATGGATTATCCAGATATTTTGAGAGAGATAGATACGGACAATTCCGAGAGATACTCAACGCCAGAGGACAACCAGAAAGACCCCAACGACCATTAGGACCCCTTGCTCTGTTCGGTTATCCGCCTTCAAGAGACCCGAAACAGTATAAGTTTTTACCAGTAAGAGCAAAAACAGACCCACCAGTAAGGACTCCTTGGTTAATAGCAAACGAATAAAAAAAACAGAGGGCAAAAGGCCCCCTGTTATATTTTTTATTTAATTAATTAAGAAGAATGAAGAAGTTGATGAAAGTAGCAACCTATATTTTAAAAGATATATACAATACAAATTATATTTTAATACTCAACGTCGGCGTCAAGTAGGAAGGATTGTTTGTTTGGGATAATGTATTCCTCGTCGTCGTCGTCGTCGTCGTCAGCGTCCTTCTGCTCAAACCAGCTGTTCAAGAAGACCCAAGTGTCTTGGTCAATTCTGGCTCTGATTTTGGGAGAGGAGACACCGCAGTCAGCCATTATCTTATCAAGATTGGGCTTAATGATGTTGTTCATCAGAGAGCAAGAGTCGTAGTCTGCGAAAGGGGTCAGCTTCAAGCGGTGAGCGATACTCTCAAAGAAGAACAAGTCCATTTTCTTGGGGATAGGGTAGTAGTGGATAGGAGAGGTGATTGGGGCAAGCAAGAGAGCGTTCTCGCCAATAGCACCCATTCGGCACAACGGAATGTAGAGCTGGTTAAGGCGGACACCGCACGAGCCAATCTCATCTAAACCGACTTCCACACGTTTGAAGTCGGCGACCTTCTTGGCTCTGGGCTTCTTGGGCTTTGGCTCGGCGTTGGGGTCAGCGACCTTCTTGGCTCTGGGCTTTCTGGCCTTCTTGGCTGGGGCGACGACCTCTGGCTCTGGGGCGTAAATATTAGCAGACGCATCGTTCGCTTCTTGCTCTTCAGCACTAATACTTACGGTATGATATTCCTCTGGGGCTGGGGCATCTTTGTCTTCGGCACCCATCAGTTCCAGTTCTTTCTTACGGTCGTGATAGAGTTCTTCCATACAAAGCCCACAAAAGAGACGGTTTATCTTCTGTTTGTTGCTTCCCAGTCCAATTAGGCAGGAGGTAAGAGGGGACTTGTCGTCGCCACACATTGAGCACTCAACCTTAGGGTTAAAGTCAAAGAGGTCGTCAAGCTTCTGGAAAGTCTGGGGGGGGATTTGGTGCTTCCACTGGGCGAACTCGGCCTCGTAGGTCTTGTAGAGGAAGTTGCCGTTGTAGGACTGGGGTTCGTCGCCCCACTCCTTATCACTACACTTGCCGAGGTAGTTATCGTAGATGGAGTAGTGAGCCTTGAAGACCTTACCAGCTTTCGTCTTGTAGTCCCGAATCTGGCTCTTCAAGCCAACCTTGGAGCTGTCGCAAGAGATAAACATTCCAGCTTCCTTGGCGAATAGGAGAGCCTCCGCAACGATACCGTCTTCGTATTTGGCGAGACGACCGAGGGTGAAGATGTGGGCTTCCTTGCTGTTGCGGAGCTTGCCCTCGGTATGATGGAGTTCCCAAGAGAGGTCGTTGCGTTCGGCGGTATTCTTGGCGAGAAGGCTCTTGACGCCTCCAACCATCGCAACGGTTTTGTCTTCAGCAGTAGTATCAGTAGTAGTGTTCATTGTATTTGTTTTTATTTTGCTCTCAGAAGACACTCTGGAAAAGCAATCAATTTTTTGGGGGGTCTGGCTCTTAGTGGTTAAGGACGAGTTCATCTTAGTGTTGGTGTTTTGATTGTAATTTAATTTAATTTGGATTTTTGAGATTCAAATTAAAGGTGGTCAATTTTATAGTTGTCTGAATATCTTGTTTTGATTTTATATCTTCTGTAAAAATGCGAAAAAAGATTTCAATTTTACGTCCTGACGAAGGACGAAGTCCAAAATATTCTGGACTATAATTTATCAAGTAGTTTATAATACTGAAGAGATTGGATAATTTTATTTACGCTTGCTAAATGCTTGATGAAGCTCTTGTTCTTGTCTTTGTCGGTGCTGTTCATTAATAGTGAGTTCAGATGAGCAACCTCAATATTACATTTTTGTAAAAGGTCATTAAGTATATTAGTATCAATCATTATATAACACCATTAGATTAAAAATTACCGATTAGATGTTTATAGAAGTCGCACCGCTTTGGTTGTAGGATAACCCAAAAATATCGGCCTCGCCACTTCTTTACAGCACAGCAAGTAATAGATTGTATAAACCAGCCCTTATCGTTTAATTCTTTGAGACGGTTTGGAGTCAGACAACTAAAACAGTTGTCGTTCATTAAGAAGGCGATTCCCTTCTTTGCTCGGTCAGAATAGTATTTTAAGAACTTCCAAATAGCATTTTCCTTCTTTTGTCCCTCTTCTCCGACTATTCTGAAAGGCGGATTCGTAATAACCCAATCGTAGTCGGACAAGTGGTCTTTATAATTCCGTCCTTGTCGGATTTCGCACCAGTCCTTAACCACACTATCTGGAAAGTTGTCGTAGAAGGCACCCTCACCTTTGAAAGGTTCAAGCACTCGGTCTTGGGGCTCAAGGGGCACCAACGCAATCAGTTTTTTACAGAGCTCGGCTGGAGTCTGATGTTCTAAATAGGCTTTGTCTTCGTCGCTCATTATATACTGGATTATTATTTTAATTTTCTAAAGTAGGTGTAGATTATATTAGACTTCTTCATTCGTCGCTTAAAATTGAAATCTTTTTTTGCGTTTTTACAGAAGATATAAAATCCAAATTAAATTAAATCAAAATAACAACAGCTAAAATGCCCATCACTACCGAACAAAGACTCGTAAATGACCGTTGGTTGCTCAACATTATAAGAATGACTCGTCAGAATTGGATTTGGCCAGAGAGAGGCCATATCGTCCCCGTCAAGAACAACAAACTCTGCCCAACAGATAAACAAGCCTATAGAGACATCATCGCCATCACCACTATCAGCTTCGTCAGAGACCACGTTGTTGCCCCTTAAAGCTATAAAATTGAACACCTAAAATTGAAATCTTTATTTGTAAAATTAAAGTAAGTATAAAATAAAACAATAACTAATGAGATGAACGCAAACACCGAAACAGCCCAAGAGAAGAAGGAGAGACTCCGCCTCCGTAAAAACCAATTAGCGAGAGAACGATACGCCAAAAAAAAAGCCCTCAAGCTCAAGCCCAAGCCCAGATACTATATATTGGAGAACTACACCCTTACCACAGTGGAAACCGCTCTATCCCTTGAAGAATACGAGGTTGAAAGCTATCTTATAATAGATGGAATACCAGAAATAACCTATAAAAAAATGGGAACGGACGAAGGAGGCAACGCCCAAGAAGAAGAGTCTGACGACGACAGCGACGACGGATTTGAGGACTGCGAAGACTGCGGATACACTCACCACTACGAAGATAAATGCCCCAAAGGAGCGAATCGTAAGAATTACGAAAAGTGGAGAACCCCTTGGTGCTACGCCAACAACAAGAATGCTATCTGTAATTGCTCTCAACCTTGCTCCAGACCGTAAAAAAAAACAACCCCGTATATTTGTATTTGTATTTTGTATTTGTATATTTAATTAATAAGAATGGGGGTTATTCCCTTTTTTTTTATCCGAGCACTCCCGACACTGGGTCTGGTCTTCCGCCCTTATACCAGTTCGTATAAGGAATGCGGTAGTCCTCAACCTCGTCGGAGTGCTTAGCGAAGCCCATCTTCTTCCAGTATTTCTGGAGCTTCTTGTCGGTCCTATCAAACTGGACTTGGGTAGATGTTCGGCCCTCAACGTGGGACAGCGTAAAGAAGACCTCAACCAATTTGGAGCCGATTCCAGCCTTGCGGTATTTCTTCTCAACGTATAAGAGTTCAAGGGTCTGGTTCTGGCTTGCGGTTGCGATTTTGGGGTGGTTGCGGTTGGGGTGAGACGAAGCCAAGAAGCCGATTATCTTGCCGTCTTTTTCGGCAACGTAAGAGACGTCGTCAAACTTGTCCCAGTTGGAGTTCTGTCGTTTGAGTTCTTCGGTAAAGAGGTTCTCAACAACATTGGTTAAGGACCAGCACCCTTTACGAGAGAGAGCAATGATGCTCTTGTTATCCGATTTGTTAGCGATTCTGTAAGTAGTAGTCATTTTGTTATTATTTGTAATCTGGTGTTGGTCTGAATTGTTAATCAATTTTTTGGTTTAATGCTTTCCAGAGTATCCAACAAAAAAGATTTCAATTTTACAGCCTCAAAAGTTAGATTATTCCCGAAAATAACCATTTCGCAATAATGTAAATCATCAAATTACATTATTACTCAGAAAGTATAGCAAAGTATAACAATAATTATATAATTATTGTATAGAATAATCAGAACAGCACCAAAAATGTATTACTTATAATAATCTAATACGCAATATTAGATTATTTCCAATTAAAATCCGTTTAATGCCTTATAAGCGGGGTTCTTTCCTTGTCCAGCCCATTCGCAGAGGTCTATAAGGTCAGCTACGGGGATAAAGAGGTGCTCCTTGAGGTCGCATTCTTTCTGGCTCCTCGCAAACATCTTCTTTCGGTAAGTCGCAAACTTGGTTGCGTCATACTCTACGTAGCAGAGTCGGTCTGTATAATTAAATAATAGTATTAATGGTTTGGTGAGGTTCATCATCTTGTCCAAAGTAATCATCGTATCGGGATAATTGTTCTTGGAGTTTGTTCTTGATTTTACCTCGTAGTCGTAGGTCTCGTCGTAGAAGTCGTGGTGGTCATACTGGTTGGGATACGCTTTGATATCTCGTTTAAAATATTCAGAGACAATCGGCATTATACGAGTTTCTTGTTCTTTTCCGTAGAAGTAAGAGGCAGAATAGTGAGTTGAGGGCATTATAGACCTAATACGCAGAACGCCTTTAAATAGTAAAAAAGCTAAAACACTTATTTAATTCGGATTATTATAGAAAAAATAATGCTGGTATATATTATAATGGACCGAGCCGAGATTAAAAAACGAATAAGCACTCCACTGACCGATGCGGATTTAGAAAGACATACTGGGATTAAAGTGGGCGAGGTTATTAAATATAGCGACCTTGATAATTACAAGACGATAGAGGAGCTGTTGCCTACCGACAAGTCGTCCAAGGTTATATTAATAGAAGAGAAGTATAACGTTGGCCACTGGGTTTGTATTCTGAGATACGGAAAAACAATAGAATATTTTAATTCGTATGGAGCCAAATGGGACACTGATTGGCGGTTCATCGGCAAGATGATTCGGCTTATTTTAGGGCAAGAGAACAACGAGATGACCAGACTGATGGCCTCGGCAAAAACGGAGGGATACGACACTGTATGGAATAGCCAGAAGTTCCAAAAGATTGGAGGCAATATCCAGACGTGTGGTCGTTGGTGCGTTTTTAGAATAGAGATGATGAAGATGGGTTATACATTAAAGGAGTTTCAAGATTTTATAAATAAACAAGTCCGAGAACAAGGGGAGAAGCCAGACTTCTTGGTGAGCAAGTATGTGTTCTAATCTAGTATTTGCGGTTGTCTTTACAGTCTCCGCAGATACAGACAAGTTTGCCCTTGTTGTCGGGGTGGGCCACCTTGTGGTAGTCGTCGTCTTGGAGATTCTGGACTTCTTCGCAGTCAAAGCACTCAAAGTAGTTGTCCTCAAAGCACTCTTCGCAGATTTTCTTCTTGCTGTCGGGCACCGCTCTAAGCTTGGTGTCGGACCATTCGTCGCAACAAGAGCAAAGGTATTTGCGGTTGGCTCTGATTTTGAAGATTCGCTGTATCTGTCTGGCGTTAAGACCCTCAAGAGGATTGTAGGGGCGGAAAAGGTGGTTGGTGTTGGCGTTCATTTTCGGTTGTTCGTTCGGTTCGTTAGCAGGTTATATTGTTAGCAAGTTATATTGTTATCAAGTCATTAAGGTTGTTAATGACTTGTTATTTTTATACCTTCCAGAATAAGGTATAAAAAAGATTTCAATTTTTTGGCTTTTTCAGTTTTTTGGGTTTTCAGTTTTTTGGACGAACGACGAAGTCTGATATATTCTACACCTATTTTTAGAAAGTTATTCTTTGATGTAATTGTTGATGGACGTATCCACCGAGGTCCCCATTTCAGCTACGTCTTTCTTCATCTCCTTCATCGTATCTCCGTATTTGTCCGTCAAGTTGATTGCCCTCAGCATACTGACTCCGATTTTTTTACCGAATATCTTGTTGAGTAGCTTGGTCATCTCTGGACTGCTCTTTACAGAAGGTAGAAGCGGAATAGGCTCGGTTATAACCTTCTTCTTGATTTCCTTGGACTGGGGGTGGTGCTTCAAATAAATCTGGAGTAGCTCCTTGAGTTGCTCGGGGACTGGTAAGACCTTCTGTTTATAGGTTTTCTGGGTCTTGTAGTTATTAAATACCCATTCCCATTTTGAGATGTCTAAATAGTTGTGGTCTTTGTCTTCGGGGACGGTCTTTACAATCAAACAATCGGTGTAGTCCTTGTTGCGTCTGGGGCTCTGTAGAGTGTAGAGTCCGAGAACTATTAATCTGGTCAGTCGGTCAAACTCCTCTTCGGATATTTTTTTTTTATCTTTTACTTCTTCTAAAACGGATTTCAGTTCGTCCAACTTTCCAACAACCTCGGTTTGTTCTATCCAGTTCTCTTTTACCTTTTCAGATTTGGTTGTATTATTCTTGAGCTCCTTGTTTAGAGAATCCAACATCTCGTAAAACTTGGAATAAAGTTTCTTGTATTTGGGTTCGGTGCGAGCTTTTAAAGACGATACAATTGCGATTAAATAAGTCCGTCTGGTATTGGGTTTCAGCTCGCTGATTTTCTCTAAAATATTATCATTCCCCAAAAACTTTAAATCCTTAATATTCTTGCCGTCATTCAACTTCAACAGATTAAAAGTGTAGAGCTTTCTTGAACTATCGCTGATGTCTGGTTTATTTGCGAAGGGGTCAAAAGATGTGGTGGCCATTATATTAAACGGTGAGATTATTATTTGTCGGCGTTTCCAAAATACTCGGTATCTTTTCGCTTTTTGGATTAATGGTTAAGCCCTCTACAAATACCAGTTTGTCTTGTAGGGTCGTCGTTATTACTTCGCTGTCGCTAAATAGTTTGTTGTAGTCGCTGAGTATTTTATCTAAATACCGCTTTCCATTTACGCTTCGGTGGTGGCGTTCCAGACTAAGGACCGTTTGTATATCTACAGCCATCAAGTAGTATTCTCGTTGCGAAATCAGCTCTCTTTCCATTCCAGATTGGATTCCGAGGAAGAGCTCTACGGAGGTTATTATAGCACACACTAATGAAAGCAGACAATTAAGCAGTGAGACAATCGGTTGCTCAATATAGCGAGTCATTCCAACAGCAAAAACACTATTTAGACCGCCCAGAATAATTAATGGGATACGGAAATATACAAGAGTCCCTTTTAGCGACAAATAATTCCGTTTGTGATATTTAGACATTACGTTGGAGTTGTCGTGGATTCTTTCTAATATATCTTCTACGTCTGCTGACCAGTCTTGGTCATCTGTCTCGTCGCTTTGAGTGTCCTCCTTTGTCTGTATTTGAGGAGTTGCGTTCTTTTTCGGGCCCATTTAATATATACGTATAGTATATTACGATGAGTGCTCAACAAAAGTTCTATAAACAAGGCGGTAGTGGTTCCTTCGGTCTTTTAAACGCTAAGTATAACTTTCTCCAGTCTCAGTTGGCTTCTCTGACGGGTGGTGGTGGTCCTACTACTTCTGGCCTTGCGGTTGTTCTCGCTAACAGCGACAACGCTGGTGGTCTTGATATTGCGAATCTTGATAATTTACAAGTGAATACTATTAATGGATTGCCCTATCCTCCAACCGCAACAACGGCAACCAATCTCGCTGGTGGTATTGCCTCTCAAATCCCCTACCAATCTGCTCCGAATACAACTGCTTTTATTGCGAATGGAACAAGCGGTCAATATCTCAAATCCAACGGATTATCAG